AGTATAATTATAATTATACTGAATTTCGGCATGGAATTCAGATGCAAATGTAACCGTAGTCCTACGTTGGATCCATTGCCAACCAGGATCAGACAGGATATAACCTGGCTGGTCAAGGCCCGCAGTGGAGTTTTCAACTAAGGACGCCGGATACTCTGCCCACTTATAACTAAAGTGGCGACTTTGCATCTTACCTTCGCGGCTTATCAAGTCAGATATCTGAGCTTGATAATTCGCTAAAGAGGCGTAAACGCCTCTTATGTCACTAATCAACGGTGCAATTGCAAACTGATACGTAAGATACGTTTCAGCTGGCAACCTAATGAAGTCTCGAAAGGTATGAAGAATACCTTTACTATTCTTGAGAGTACCCTGTATAAACGGGACAATCTCACGAAACCGCTTCACTAGGCCAGGGAGGGATTTGAAGTCCTTTAACTCAATAATTGAGTTAATTAACGACAAGTCCTCCTTAATCTTTGGTAGCATTGACCGCAAGGCCAAGCTATTAAGATTCTCCAAGTTAGTAGGGGGTGGGACAAAGGTCCCATCCAATACATTTGGCTGGTCAAACGCCGGTAACCCAACAATGGGAACGCCGGGGGCACCGAATGGATCAATAGAACTACCACCATAGGTATACAACCTATAACGCATAAACTTCTCATCTGAAGAAGCAACATTGAAGAATGGCGAGAAACTCGCGTATTCGACAAAGCTGTTATTCAGGGGAAGCTGATACTCACGAGGATCCATGAGAATTTTATAATTCTCACAGTTCTTCCAAGTATCACGACCCCCGCTCCAACTTTCATCCCAAAATTTCTGTTTCTTGAGAGTAATCTCAGGAATAAGAAAAGATCGGACAGAAGGAGGATAGAGGGCCGGCGGAGCACTTTTATCATCACAATATAATGTGATAGATTTAGAAGTGCTGGGCGTTACCTTATTCGTAGTTCTAATTGACATACATGGAAGTTAGTGGATAACTAACGTAGGCTGTGCACCAACAGGG